GCGTCTGGCCCTCGAATCTCAGAGCCGAGAACTCAACTCCATCGCCTGTGAGCGACATGAGAGCGGAGTTCTCCGCAACCAATCATGCGATTCAGTAGGTGAATCAATATGAAGAAAATTGTCAGTGCCTCACTGCTCGGCTTGCTGGTGCTTTTGGGTACCGCCATGAACGCTTCGGCAGACACCGCCATGTCCTGGAACCTGGCAAGGGATGTAATCCTGGTGAAGGAGAGCTCTCCTCCAAACTCTACCTGGTCGTTCATGCAGAATTCTTCCGGGGTGAACAAGGCTGAAAACTACACCGCGCTACCCTACTTCAAGGCCGATACGTGCAGCGGCTTGCCTGCGACGTGCTGGCAAGATCCGGTATCAGGGGCTCATGTGTCGGTTCATTTCAAACCCTATACCTACACCGCGAACGGCACTTTTTCGATCGCGGCCGGTAACGTTGCTTTTCACCCTGGCCAGAACAGCCAGACAGTCATCCGCTGGGCGAGCCCCGTGGCTGGAGAGATAAACATCCTCGGGCGCGTCAACAGCATCCACGATTCCTGCGGTGATGGCGTGGCCTGGTCCCTGAATCTGGGCGACAGGGTTCTTCAGTCTGGAAGCTTGGTCAGAGGCACCGGTGCTGTTTTTTTGGCGAGTAAAGTGCCTGTCACCCAGTCGTCTGCCATTTATTTGGTACTCGACAAGAAGGCTAACTACGTCTGCGATTCCAGCACCATCGACATGCTGATCACCCACTGATCAAGGTCATGTTCCGTCGCATCAGGATGTAGTGCGCTCCAGGTGAAAGAAGGTGTGCCTGTCCGTGCGGCCGGGAACAACGCTGTATGAGCCCGCAGCGTAAGTCGCGACACCTTTCTCGAGTCAATCAAATCGTGTCGCGACACGCGGCAAGCCGACGTTCGTCGCTCCTCCATATCACGCCACATTCGCAGCACCCCCACGCAATCTCAAACCCTGATATCTGAACAGGAAGCCCCCTATGCCCGCTGTCATCGACAAGCCGTCGCAGCTGTTTTTCGCCATTGCCGAGACCCTGCGAGGGGCGGGCCTTGGCCTCAAGGTTGGCAGTCACCAGGACTTCGATGCCGTGCTCGACCAGGCCTGGGTGCTGATTGCGATCGAACGCGATGCCCCGGGCATGCGCAGCCAGGAGGGGCGTATCGCTCATGCCCTGACGATCTCGCTGCAAGCCGTGGCGGCTGTAGGGGGCGAGCGGTCCGGGTTCGAGGCCTGCGATTTGGCGAGTGCGCTGAAGGACCTGAGCACGGATAACCGTTGGGGATTGTCGGCAGCGCAGTGCGACCTGCCCATGAACCTCGAGGGCCTGCCCTCGACACTGATTCGCGGCGAGCAGCAATACGCCGCCTGGACTCTGTCGTTCACTCAGACGCTGTACCTCGGCCAGCCATTGCTGGACGACCCGACCGGCATACCGAAGTTTGCCCGCACCTGGGAAGTCTCGAATATCGATGACCCCGACCAATACCAAGCACTTGAGGGCTGAGCCATGTTTGACGAGCTGCTGCGCATGCAGCTGGGCCCGATCATCGAGCGACTGGCCGAAATGGAAACCGAACTCGATGACTTGCACCGGCGCACGGAAAACCATTGCCGTATCGGTGTGTGCCAGTCGGTCGATGCGGCCAGCAACACCTGCCGGGTCAGCCATGGAGAGCTGCTGACGCCGGCGATCAGGTTCTTCAACCCCAGCGCCGGCGCGCAAAGCGAATCGCGCATTCCTTCGGTGGGCGAGCAGTGCCTGCTGCTCAACTACGGTGGCGGCGACGGCGGGGCTCAGTCGGTGGCGCTGTTCGGCCTCAACTGCGACCGCTTTCCACCGGTGTCGACCCAGGCCGAGCTGACCCGCCGCCAATATACCGATGGCACCCAAAGCAGTTATGACGATGCCGGCCATGTCTTGAGCTGGAGCAACGGCCCGACCGCGCTCACCGCCTCCCGCGAGGCGGTCGAGTTGAGCATCGGTCCCGCCCGGCTGGCGATGAGGCCCGAGGCCATCGAGCTGCAGCTGGGCGCGGTGGGCATCTTGCTCGACAGCGCCGGCATTCACTTCAGCGGCCCCCTGGTGGAACACCAGGGCCGCGTCATCAGCCCTTGATAAGAGGCTTCCCATGATTGGAGTCGATAGAAACACCGGCGCCGCGGTCGATGACTGGCTGCAGTTCGTGCAGCGCGCGACCCGTGCCCTGACCACGCCGTTGGGCACCCGGCAGAAGCGTCCTTTGTACGGTTCGCTGATTCCCGACCTGCTGGGCCAGAACCTCGGCGATGACCTGCTGATCCTGGCCCAGAGCCATGCCGCACAGGCGTTCTACAACGAACAGAACGGCATCGGCGATTTCGAGCCGCAGGTCATAGTCGCCAGTCGGCGCGGCGCCGGGCTGCTGTTGCGTTTCGCCGGCACCTGGAAAAACCGCCAACAGACGTTCGAGGTCGTGACATGAGCATGCTGATACCCGGTGAACACCAGTTGGCCGAGCCGGCCATTGTCACTGTCGATGAATTCGAGACGCTGCTCGCCGAGTTCAAGACCTTCGTCGTCGATTACGTGGCCCAGCGTTCCCCCGCCAATGCGCAGAAACTGCAGGCCAGCCTGGCCAACGAAAGCGAGCTGCTGACCCTGGCGCTGGAGGCTTTCTGCCTGCGCCTGCAAACCCATGAGCGCAAGTACAACGCCCGTATCAAACAGATGCTCGCCTGGTGGGCCACCGGCAGCAACCTCGATGCGCGCCTGGCGGACATGGGCCTGGAGCGGCAGTTGCTCGACCCGGGCGATCCGGCGGCCTTTCCGCCGGTCCCCGCGGTCTACGAAAGCGACGAAGATGCCCGCCTGCGCTACTACCTGGCTCCCCACGCACCGGCCGCCGGTTCGCGGATGCAGTATCGCCGCGAGGTGTTCACCCTCGGCGAGCGGCCGACAGTGAAGGTGGACTCCACCGATGCGGGCGTGGTGACCGTCACCTACACCTTCGATCCGGACGGCTTCGCCGCTCAGGTCAAGGATGGCAACGGCCGCCGTACCGCACCGGGAGAAGTGCAGGTCACCGTGCTCTCGCGGGAAGGCGACGGCACACCGTCCGAGGACCTGCTCGAAGGCGTACGCCGACACTTTGCGCGACCGGACGTGAAGCCGGAGACGGATCGGGTGACGGTGCAGGCGGCACAGATCAAACCCTACAAGATCCGCGTGGTGGCCAAGATCAACCCGGGCCCCGATTCCGGGCTGACCCAGGTTGCCACGCAGCGGCAACTGCAGGCCTACGCGGACAGCTGTCATCGCCTGGAAGGGCGGGTGGATCCGAGCTGGATTGATTACACCCTGCATACGGCGGGTGCGGTGCAACTGGAGATTCTCGAGCCGTTGCAACCGATTGTGACCACAGCATTCCAGGCACCGTATTGCACGGGGGTTGAAGTGGAGGTGCGCATCTTATGAGTGACGACACTGCTCGCTTGAGCCTGCTGCCGGCCAACAGCTCGGCGCTGGAAAAGGCCCTCGATCTCGGTTTCGCCCGCTTGCTCGAACGTGTGGACCCGCCCTTTCCCGAACTGATGAGCCCTACCCAGACCCCTGTGGACTTCTTGCCTTATCTGGCGGCGGATCGCGGGGTCAGCGAATGGGACGCGGGGGCCAGCGAAGCCGAAAAGCGCCTGACCGTTTCGCTGTCCTGGCAGATCCAGCGGCAGGCCGGGACCAACAAGGCCCTGAGCCACGCCGTCGAGTCCCTGGGCTTCATGCCCAACATCGCCGCCTGGTATGAGCAGCGACCGCAGGGCCATCCCTACACCTTCGATGTGCAGGCAATCATCGTCCGCGACTGGTCCAGCGGTGATCACAATCGCCTGATACGGCGTATCGACGCCGCCAAGAGTGAGCGCGACGACGGCACCATCACCATCGTCCACCAGACCACGGGTGGACTGCGACTGGCAGTAGGGGCCGATCCTGGCCTGAGCATTGGCGATGACAGCCAGCCTGGGGCCTTGCCCGAGGTCAAGCTGCGCGGATTGCTGAGCGTGAGTTGCGCTGCACATACACCGCTGAGCGCTGGCGAACTCCGTCTGGACGGAGCACTGCCTGAATTCGGGCTTGGCGCCCGGTTTAACAGTGCCGGGGTTTCCCAGCACTACACCATTAACGACTACGACCTCAGGGCGCAGCTATGACAGAAGACATTACGCGCTTGGTTCGCTTCACTTCCGCCGGTCTGGATGAAGTGTTGGCGGCAAAGAACCAAGGCTTGAAAGGTGAGATCACCCACATCGGCGCCGGCACCGGCCGCTACAACCCGGACGGCTCGGAAACCGCCCTGCGCAACGAGCGGCAGCGGGTGGCGATCGTGGATTACGAGGACCTGGGTTCGCGCCAGCTGCGGATGGCGGCGCTGTTCGACGGTCCGGACGAATACGAGATCGGCGAGTTCGGTTTCTACCTGGCCAGCGGCACCCTGCTGGCGGTGTATTCGGTGGCCGGCAAGCTACTGACTTACAAGGCTGCTGCTGCACGGGTGCTGCAAAAGTTCACGCTGGATATTTCGCCGCTGCCTGCGGACAGCGTGACGGTGGTGATGGGATCCGAGAATCTCAACATCTTGCTGGCAGAGGAGTTGGCCACTCTCTCGGCGGCCAGCATCGACAACATGGCCCGTGGGCTTGGGGTGCTCTTTCGGGTGAGAGCGCTGGAAGAAAAGGTCATTTGAAAATCAGCAAGTCAGGTTTCGCAGGTGCCGATGGCCTGTCCTTTGGCTCCGAATGGGAAGTGTCTTTGTGAGCAAGATCAATGGAATCTAAGGAGTTAAGACTTTGAGTACAGAACAGCAACTGGCCGCGGTGGTAAGCGCGGCGAATAATTTGACCAACACTGTCACGGGCAAGGTTGGCGAGATCGACAAGGCACTGGCGGACGCCAGACTGCAATACGATGCGCAGCTTCTGGATCTGAAAAGCCGGCTGCCGCGGCTGGCGGTCACCAAGAACTTCACCCTGTTGCCCAATACCGCCGGGACGTTGATTGACAGCTGGGGTATCCATGGGCAGGTCACCACGACGAAGTTGCGTTCGATCACCTCGGTGTCCCAAGCAGTCGGTCGGCCGGCAGCAGACGTTGAGTTCATGCTCAAGGTCCAGGCCGACGTGCGGGAGCAGTTCCCCAATTTCGATATCCGGGCAACGGATTACTGGCGCGGGGCGATCAACGTCTGGCAAATGAAATGGACGGAGATCGATAGCAGTCCCTGGCTCGCCTTTCCTTATGCCACCGACCAGACGCTGGCCAATGGCGCAGCCGCGGTGCCATTGAACTCTTATCTGACTCTGGGCGCTTTCGTGCGTGTCGTTGATGGCTCGGTCAGTGGCGCCTGGAGCATCGGCTCGCAGAAAGGCAAATGGCGTTGGTGCTCCGCGGTGGTTTCTCCTTCCGGAGCATTCGGTGCCTATTTCCACCTGCACCCGATGCGTACTTCGAGCACCGGATTGATTGAAATCATGCTGGCCGGTGCCTGCACCGGCGTAGTCACCGACCCGGGCGACTGGGGCACCATGCTGGCTATTAGTTAAGGAAAAGCACAATGAAACCAACTTTTGTACCTGCTGAACTGCACCCGATCATCAAGTGGGAAATGATTCGCAAGGCTCGCGATGAAGACCTGGCGGCGAGTGATTACGCGGCCATGCCCGACTACCCCATGAACGAGACCAATCGTCCGGCGTTTGCCGCCTATCGTCAGGGGCTGCGTGATATCCCCGATCAGGGCAGTGATCCGGACGCGGTCGCCTGGCCGGTCAAGCCGGATTTCCTGAAGTAAGCTCCCCCCACCGCGAAAGCGGTTTTTTTTCGCCCGCACAAAGCCCCGTAGAGGGGCTTTGGCGCTTTTGCGTCTGGAGAAATTCGTACATGTCCATCCGCCAGCAATACACCGTCCTGGTGCCGTTCCCCATCGGCGGCGGCCACTGGTCGAGCGTCGGCCAGCAACTGGAACTGCTCGATGTCGAGGCCAGTGCCCTGCGTGCCGCCGGCCGCCTGGAACTGACCCGCGTTCTTGAAACGCGCCAACAGGCCGAACCGGCCACCCCATCCACCGCGGCCAAAAAGGCCGCTGCCAAGAAGGCTGAATAACCATGGCTGAGGTTCTGAACTTCGAGCACAACGGCATTACCGTCAATGCCACCGAATCCCCCGAGGCCATGGGTGGCCTGGGTGACAACGTCATCGGTCTGGTCGGCACCGCGCCGAAGGCCGACCCGCTGATTCCGCGCAATGCGCCGTTCCGCATCAACAGCTTCACCACCCAGGCTCTGCTGGACCCGACCGGCGCCGAGCAAGGCACCCTGTATCACGCGGTGTACCAGATCCTCAAAGTGGTCAAGGTCCCGGTCTATGTGGTGATCGTCGAAGAGGGCGCGACCCCGGCCGACACTGTCAACAACGTGATCGGCGGCGTCGATGCCACCACAGGCCGCAAGCTCGGCCTGGCCGCCCTGGGCAGCGTTCCGGAAGACCTGACCATCATCGGCGCGCCGGGCTTTACCGGCACCAAGGCGGTGGCCGGTGAGTTCGCTTCCTTCGGCAAGCGCATCAAGGCCCGTGTGGTGCTGGATGGCAAGGATGCCTCGGTCGCCGACCAGGTGATTTACAGCAAGGAGCTGGGTGGCGCGGACCTGGGTTTCGACCGCTGCCTGGTGGTGCACAACATGCCGGCCGTGTACTCCAAGGCGGCGAAGAAGAACGTGTTCCTGGCGCCGTCGAGCCTGGCCATCGCCGCGCTGGCCAAGGTCAAGCAGTGGGAGAGCCCGGGCAACCAGGTGACCTACGCCGAAGACGTGTCGCGCACCGTGGAATACAACATCCTCGACACCTCGACCGAAGGCGACCTGCTCAACCGCTACGGCGTCAGCTACTACGCCCGCACCGTGCTCGGCGGCTTCTCGCTGCTGGGTAACCGCTCCATCACCGGCAAGTTCATCAGCTATGTCGGCCTGGAAGACGCCATCAGCCGCAAGCTGGTCAAGGCCGGGCAGAAAGCCATGGCCAAGAACCTGACCAAGTCCTTCATGGACCAGGAGGTCAAGCGCATCAACGACTGGCTGCAGACCCTGGTCGCCGACGAAACCATCCCGGGCGGCAGCGTGTACCTGCACCCCGAGCTGAACAGCGTCGAGAAGTACAAGAACGGTACCTGGTACGTGGTCATCGACTACGGCCGCTACGCGCCTAACGAGCACATGGTGTATCAGCTCAACGCCCGCGATGAAATCATCGAGCAGTTCCTGGAGGATGTTCTCTAATGTTTACCAACCGCGTAAGACAGGCCATCGCGGCCACCCTGCAAGGCCTGCCGTTGTCGGCGACCGTGGAAGAGTTCACCCCGCCGAAGATCGAATTCGAAATGGAAGCGATGACCGGTGGACGCTTCATCGCCGAAGAAATGGCCAAGAGCGGCAAGGCGCTGACAGCCACCCTCAAGCTGCAGGGGCTGGGGCCGGAAATCATGCTGGCGCTGGGCGTGAAGCTGGGTGACGACATCCTGCTCAATGTCCGCGAGGCGGGCCAGGACCAGGATGGCAAAACCTGGTTCACCTACCACACCGTGGGCGGCAAGCTGAAATCCCTGGCCGAAACGGCCATGAAGATGAATGAAAAACCCACCACCACCCTGGAACTCTCCTGCCGTACCTACAACCGCATCGAGAACGGCGTGCCGGTGATCGACATCGACGTGCGCACCCAGAAGTTCGTGCTCAGCGGCGTCGACATTCTCGGCGACGCCCGTCGCGCCGTACTGATGCCGTAACCCGCGACACTTCCCTTCTGTAGGCGCGAGCGGCTCGCGATGACGGCCCGACAGCCCGCATCGCAAGCGCTGTTCATCTCCTATCGCGAGCCTGCTCGCTCCTACCTTTTACATAGGAATTCATTCATGTCCTGGACGCCTCCGATCCATGCCCTGCTGTGCCCGATCACTGCCGACGACGAGTCGCAGATCGCGCAGATTCAGCTCAAGCCATTGTTCTACGCCGCGCAGAAAGAAGCGCTGGCCCGCGCCGGCGACGATGAGGACGATCAGTTCTTCGAGCTGGCCAAGCTGGCGACCGGACTGTCGGCCAATGAGCTCGACCAGCTCAAGCGCCCGGACTACGTGAGCATCGCTCAATACGTCCATGACATGTCGACGCGCCCGGCTGCGTACTTTCTCCAGCAGGGCGTCGAGTCTGAAACGGCCAGCGATACCCTCGACGATGGGCCGGCGCAGGACGACCTGGACCAGGTGAACCTGCTATTGCCACTCGATGTGGCGGGCCAGCGCCTGACTTCCCTGACCCTGGAAATGCCCGCGCTGCGAGCGACCAAGGTGATGAAGAAGCTCAAGACCACCAAGGAACGCGCCGAATTCATCACCGCGCATTGCACCGGCCTGATGCTGCCCGACCTGGCGTTGCTCAGCGTGCCTGACTGGACGCAGCTGCAAGAGCGCATCGACGATTTTTTAAACAAACCGGCGGCCTTCTTTCGGAGCGCGACATCGAAGTGATTCTCGATGTGGTGCCGCTCATTTACTCGGTAAGTGAGGCGGAAATCCTGGAGTGGGACGCTGGCAAGGCCTTGCGCCGCTACGACATCGCGATTACTCGCCTTGGCGTGAAAGAGGAGTAGAGCGGGATGGCGAACAATCAGTTTTCGCTCAAGAACGCCAGCATGGAGCCGTCCTGGCTGGCGCCTGTCGGTACCGGCCAGCCAGATGACCGGAGCACAGCCGTGGCGGGCCAGGGAAATGCCGGCCTGTCATCCATCAGTTTCATCCTGGCCCTGAATACCGCCAGCGTGGACATTCGTCTGCTGACTAAGGCCATCGACTCGTTGAAATTGACGCTGTCGTCGCAACGCCCGTTGCAGCTGGCATCCTCCGGTAGCGCCAAGACCGAGGCGAGCGGCGCCAAAGCCACGGACAAGGCCGCCGGTGGGCTTCAAGCGCCTGACCTGTTCAAGCCGGCGATGGCGATGAATGCGGCGCTGGCCGATCTGGGGAGAGTGGTTTCTCTCCCCGGCAATGAACGCGAGGAACTCGCGAAAGACAACTACCGCATGGCCAGTTATCCAGGCATCGCCGCGGGTGGAACCACGGCGGTCGATCTGGCGAAGCTTGAATACGCCGCTGCCAAGGCCGGGATCGAGAACGATAAAGGCGTGTCTCGACGACAGACCCTGACGGCATTCGGCGCTGACGCCGCGCTCATGGCAACCGCGTTCAAGATGCCGGGCAAGGATGCCGGGGACATGCTGGCCGGCTGGCGCACCTCGATGAAGCTGGACCGCAACCAGGCCCTCGACCTGGCAGACGCGACCAACCACCTCGGCAAGCTTCCGGGCGATGCCGAGGCGGCCGACATCGGTGTGATCCTGCAACGGCATGGCGCTGCCGCCACGGCGGCGGGGCTGGCCCCGGAGCAGGCGGCGGCGCTGACGGCGGCATTGCTCAACACCGGCACGCAAAAGGCCGATGCCGGGGCCGCGCTGAAAGGCATCGCTGCCGTGCTGGGCAAGGGCGAACCCAAGTCCGAGGCGCAGCAAGTGGCCTTGCAACGGTTGCACATCGACCCGCTGAAGCTGGATGGGGCAGGTGGTCTGACCAAGGTGCTGGAGGCGCTGCAAGCGCCCGACGTGTCGAGCCGGGAGCGCTCCGCGTTGGCCGCTACCCTGTTCGGCAGCGCGAATGAAGCTGCGTTGCGCCTGGCGCAACAACTGCCTGAAGTTCAAAAGGCCTTGGCGCAGGTCTCCGACAAGAAGCAGTACGCCACCTCCAAGCTGGGCGACCAGGGCTCGGTACGCCAGTCCGCATGGGCTCAGGCGAATACCTTCGATGCCCGCTTGAACCGGATGAACACCGCGTTCGGTTCCGCCCTCGCGCCAGTGGCGGAAGGGGCGATGGTGCCTATCGGTGGGGTGGTCGATGGCTTGAGCAGCCTGGCTACGGAGTTTCCGAAGATCGCCGCCGGCCTGGCCTTGGCGGGGGCTGCCATCGCACCGGTGGTGGGGCGCTTGCTCAAGTCGGTGCTGGACGAAGTCTTTACCCAGGTGGCGAAGAAGCTCTTGAGCCTGGCGGCTCCGCGCCTGCCGTCGAGTATTGGCAAGCTGTTCAGCGAGGGCGGGGGCTGCTGTGGCGGTCCTCCGGGCGGTGGTGAAACCCGCAGCCAGAACAGACAAGAGCGAAGACGGCAGGAGAAGCTAGAAAGGAAAGAGAAGCAAAAGAATCAAGCCAATGCGGCAAAACCCGCCCCCAAAAACACCCCTGCCACTGCGCCACGCGCCGGGCTGATGTCGCGCATTGGCCGTGGGCTGCGTGGCAGTTTCGCCGGCCTGCGGGCAGTGACCGGTCGGGTGGCCAGTAAGCCGCTCAACCTGCTCAGGGCCGGTCTGAATGTGTTCAAGGGTGTGCGAAACCGCGACCCCAGGGCCATTGGTTCCGGCCTGGGGACCCTGGGTGGCGCCTGGGCCGGCAGCACATCCGGTGCCGCGCTCGGAGCGGCCCTGGGCAGCGTCGTGCCGATCCTCGGTACGGCTGTCGGCGGGCTGGTCGGCGGGGCTATCGGCGGCTGGCTTGGCAGCGAGGCGTTCAGTCGGCTGGGGGGAGAGGTTGGAGACCGCTTGAAGTCGCCGGATGAAGTGAGCAAGAACCTCGCAGCCAGCTCGACTTCCTGCCAGCAGGTTACCTTCGCCCCGGTCATCAATATCTACGGCCAGGATCAGGCCACCTCCAGGCAACTGGTGGACATGGTGATCCAGCAAATGCAGATGCAGGTCATGCCTCTGATGATGACCAACCCGCTCGCGGTACGGCGCGACGTGGCCCTGACCGATGGAGTGATGTGATGCGACAGCAGATGGCGTTGGGCAATTTCATTTTCGGCTTGTCCACCGGCTTTGCCTACGACCGGCTTGAACGCAAGACGGACGGTGGCTGGGCCAGTATCGACATCATCACCAGCAAGCCGAAATCGCAGCAGGCCGGGCAGAAGCTGGAAACGCTGCAGATCAGTGGCAAGTCGATGTACGCCACGGGCATGGCGCGCCTAGACCAGCTGCGCGAGTTGCAGGCCGCTCGTGTGCCCTTGCCGCTGGTGGATGGCATCGGCCGCAACTGGGGGCGCTGGCGCGTCAACCTGGTGACGGAGGTGCAGACCTCCATCATCGATGACGGCACCGCGCTGGTGATCAACTGGACCATCAACCTCGAGGAATTCGTCAATGCGTAGGGTTCGAAGTATTGCCGGCGATTCGGTCAACCTGCTGCTCTACCGCGAGGTGGGACGTTGCGACGATGCGGTCGAGGAGGCGCTCTGGCGCCTCAATCCACTGCTGGCCGAGAAGGGCCCGGTGCTGCCGGCGGGTGTCTGGGTGATAGTGCCTGAGATCGAGTCCCGGCCGGTTGCCGCGACCCCGGTCTCGGCCTGGGACTAAGGAGGGCATATGACCCTGGGATTCACCCCGAGCATTGAGCTCTACGGCGCCAATGCCGCGCGCCTCAACGAACGGCTGATCAGCTGGACGCACATCGATGCGGCGGGTATCGAGTCCGACCAGCTCACGCTGACCCTCGATATCGAAGGCCTGGAAGGGCTCCCCGAGCTGGGTGGGAAAGTCGGGCTGCGGGTGGGTTATCTGGAGTCGGGACTGGTGGATCGTGGCGAGTTCATCATCACCCGGCGCACGCCCAACCTGTTTCCGCCGCGCCTGACCCTGGTGGCCACGGCAGCACCCTTCAAGGTGGCGGACGCGACCGGCTTCAAGCAGCGCCGCTCCGCCAGCCATGGCCCCACGACCCTCGGCGCGCTGTTTCGCCAGCTGACCTCCCAGCACGGTTTTTCCCCCCGGGTGGCGCCCGAACTGGACTCGATACCTGTCCCGCATGTCGATCAGTCCAACGAGACCGACATGAGTTTCTTGACGCGCATTGCGCGGCCGCACGATGCCGTCACCAAGCCGCTCAACGAGATGTATGTGCTGGCGCTGCGAGGGCAGGCGAAGTCGCTCTCGGGGAAAATCCTTTCACCGGTGCGCTTGAGCGTCACCCGGGATAACCGCCCGGGGGATCCGGCGTTCATCTCCGCCAGCATCGATGAGAACGGCCGGGCCAAGCACAAGGGCTGCCAGGCCACCTGGTGGGATTCGGCGGCCGGCAAGGAGCGTGTGGTCAAGTTGGGGCAGACCCCCTTCCAGACCCTGCGCCAGCGTTACCCAGGGGAGGGCGAGGCCCGCAGCGCAGCCCAAGGGGCGATGCGCCGGATTGAGCGCGAAGCGATCAAGCTCAAGCTCGACTGTCCCGGCGACCCGTCCCTGTCGGCCGAGGGGTTGGTGTTGCTGGACAACAGCTGGCCAGCATTCATGCAGGGCACCTGGTCGATCGACAAGGTGACTGCCAGCGGCAGTCGCGAGAAAAACTATCGCTGCATGATCGAGGCAACCTGCCTGCAGCAGCCTTAATTGTCGGGCCTTGCCCTGCATCCTGTTCTCCCGCGTCCTTCTTCTCTACGGCTCCATCCTGTTGCCCGGGCACCCGCTGCCTGGGCGATCCGTTGTGGCCGCGCCTGATGGTTTCCCATTCACTCAGTTTTGGAGCTTCTTCATGAAGATCACTCCGATCCTCACGCAACTGCGCGATCACTGCCCCGGCCTGGCCAATCAGGTGGCCGTCGGCGTCGATCTCGCGCTGCTGCAAAGCAATACCGCGTTGCCCACCCCCAGTGCCCACGTGACGCCGCTCGCCGATCTGGCCAGCCCGAGCACAGGGCAGAACGCTACCCGCCAGGCCATCCGTGACCGCTTTGTGATCACCCTGGTACTGGACGCCAGCGACGGCCGGCAGGCCCTGGAGCAACTCGAAAGCCTGCGTGCCGAGTTGTGGCGGGCGCTGGTGGGGTTCAAGCCGGGCGCGGACTACAACCCGATCGAATACGACGGTGGCGAGCTGGTTTCGCTCAGCGCCACGCGGTTGTTCTATCAACTGCGCTTTTTCGCCGAGTTCCAGCTGGGACGCAACCTGGCCAGCCAGCCGGCGGAAACCTGGCGTGAGCGTGAACTGGATGGCTTGCCGTCCTTTACCGGGGTCACGGTGCGGGTCGATGCCATCGATCCGGCGGACCCCAACCTGAAACACCCGGGGCCCGACGGGCGCCTGGAACTGACTTTCTCTGGAGACGTAACGCAATGAGCAACCGCATCACTGTGCTGCCGGCCGCGGGCCGCGCCGTGCCGGACCCCGAAGCCGGCGACCTGCTGCCCCTCGAAGGCCGTGAAGTCGACGACAACGCCTGGTGGCGCCGGCGTCTGGCCGATGGCGATATCACCCTCAAGGCTGCGAAGGCGGCCAAACCACAAGGAGCCAAATAATGGCGATCGGATTCAGCAATATTCCGGCGGACATTCGTGTGCCGCTGTTCTACGCCGAGATGGACAATTCGGCGGCCAATAGCGCCTCTTCGGCCATGCGCCGACTGATCGTGGCCCAGGTCAACGACAACGTCGCGCCTGCCGAAACCGGCAAACTGGTGCTGGTGTCCAGCGTCGCGCTGGCCAAGAGCATTGGCGGTCAGGGCTCGATGCTCGCCTCCATGTACGAGACCTGGCGCAAGACCGACCCGGTCGGTGAGATCTGGTGCCTGCCGCTGCACAACGTCGAAGGCAGCGTGGCCAAGGCCGAGCTGAAGTTCACCGGCACCGCCAGCGAAAGTGGCGTGCTCAACCTGTATGTCGGTGGTGTGCGGGTTCAAGCCGCCATCGTCAACGCTGCCACCGCGGCTCAGGCAGCCAGCGCGCTGGCGCTGAAAATCAATGCCGCCGCCGACCTGCCGGTGAGCGCCGCCGCGGTCGAAGGCACCCTGACCCTGACCGCCAAATGGACCGGCGACAGCGCCAACGACATCAGCCTGCAGCTCAACCGCCTGGGCAAGAGCAACGGCGAAGAAACCCCGGCTGGCCTGAGCGTGACTGTCGGCAAAATGGCTGGCGGCGCTGGCGTGCCGGATCAGGTCGCTGCCCTGGCGGCCCTGGGCGATGAACCTTTCGAGTTCATCTGCATGCCGTGGACCGACACCGCGACCCTCAACGCCTGGCAAGCCGTCATGGATGACAGCACCGGTCGCTGGTCCTGGGCCAAGCAACTGTTCGGTCACGTCTACAGCGCCAAGCGCGGCACCGTCGGCACCCTGGTGGCGGCCGGCCAGGCACGCAACGACCAGCACATCACCATCCAGGCCCTGGAGCCCGGCGTACCGCAGCCATTCTGGGTGCAGGCCGCCGCACTGGCCGCGCGCACCTCGGTGTTCATCTCCGCCGATGCCAGCCGTCCGACCCAGAGCGGCAGCCTGCCGGGTGTCGATCCGGCGCCGGCCAGCGAGCGTTTCACCCTGACCGAGCGTCAGTCGCTGCTCAGCTACGGCATCGCCACCGCCTACTACGAAGGCGGTTACGTGCGCATCCAGCGTTCGATCACCACCTACCAGAAGAACGCCTACGGCCAGGCCGACAACTCCTACCTGGACAGCGAAACCATGCACCAGTCGGCCTTTATCGTGCGCCGCCTGCAAAGCGTGATCACCAGCAAGTACGGGCGCCACAAACTGGCCGCCGACGGTACCCGTTTCGGTGCCGGCCAGCCGATCGTGACCCCGAGCACCATCCGCGGCGAGCTGATCGCCCAGTACGCCAAGCTGGAACTGGAAGGCCACGTGGAGAACGCCGAGCTGTTCGCCGAGCACCTGATCGTCGAGCGCGACAGCCAGGACCCGAGCCGGGTCAACGTGCTGTTCCCGCCGGACTACATCAACGGCCTGCGAGTGTTCGCGCTGCTCAACCAATTCCGTCTGCAGTACGACGCGGCGGCCTAAGCCGAGCCTCTTTCACTGCGCTTTTCCAGCCCGCCTAGTGCGGGCTCATTTTTTGGGAGAAACACCATGGGTCAACTGATTGCGGGCACCTGCTACGTCAAAGTGGACGGAGCTCAACTGACCATCAACGGCGGCTGCGAAGCGCCGCTGATGTCCGTGAAACGGGAAACCATCGTGCCGGGTTTCTACAAGGAAACCGACATTGCCCCGTCCTTCAAGGTCACGGCGCTGCACACCCCGGACTTCCCGCTCAAGCAGCTGGTGGCCGGTTCCGACATGACCGTCACCTGCGAATTCAGCAACGGCAAGGTCTACGTCCTGGCCGGCGCCTACCTGGTGGAAGAGCCGGTTTCCAAGGGTGACGACGCGAGCATCGAACTGAAGTTCGAAGGCATCAAGGGGACCTGGCAATGAGCGATAGCGTAAAGCTGCGTGTGGCCATCGAAGCCCACGGCGAACCGCTGACCGAACTGACCCTGCGCCGCCCGACGGTGCAGGAAGTGCGGGCTATCAAGGCGCTGCCGTACAAGATCGACAAGAGCGAAGAAGTCAGCCTCGACATGGACGTCGCGGCCAAGTACATCGCGGTCTGTGCCGGCATTCCTCCGTCCTCGGTCAACCAGCTGGACCTGGCTGACCTCAACGCCCTGAGCTGGGCGGTCGCGAGTTTTTTCATGAGTGCGGCATCGGAGCCATCAGCGACCTGATCGCGGTTGCCTATGACCTGGCCTGGTTCTGGAAGGTTGACCCCGAACAGATGATGGCCAGGCCACTGGATGTGCTCCGGGAGTCCCTGGAGCACGCGCAACGGATCAATGCGATGCAGCAGGTGCAGTGATGGCGAAAAAAACGAGTAAAGCAAGGCAGGTGAAGGCTGCCAAAGCCGAGGAAACTCCAAAACCTCAGAAGCTTGAAAATGGGCCAGCCGTCGAAGCCACGACCGACATGGTGGTGGTCGCCAAAGGTGCCGAAAAGCTGGACAAGGAAATCACCGGCATTCGCGGCAAGATCGCCGGTTTCAAAAAGGACCTGGAGGACAACGGCCTCGACAAGCTGAACTTTGCCAGCCTGATGGAAGGCACCGGGCTGGTCGCTCCATTCGTGAAGGGCATCAAATCGGCGGTAAAGGCCGAGGATGAACTGGTGGCGGCCAATCTCAAGGCTCAGAAGCTTGAGATACCGGACGTGGTTCGAGGCACCACGGCCATCAACCTCAAAAATTTCAGTGAATCGCTGGATGCCGTTTCTCTGAAGGTCGGGCAGGCCCTGCTACCGGCGGTCAACAAAATCGTCGTCGAGTTGCAACCGCTGTTGACCTCGGTCGGACAGTTCGTGGCGAACAATCCGGCACTGGTCGAGGGGCTGGCCGCCGCTGCGGTGGCATTTACAGTGGTGGCCTCGGCGGCGACAGCGATGGCGGTCGTACTGGCCGCATTGACTTCTCCCGTCGGCTTGGTGGCTGCAGGGATAGCCTTGGCTGCGGGATTGATCGTTGCAAACTGGGCACCGCTTTCTGGTTTTTTCAGGAGGCTGTGGCAGGGCATTCGACCCGTGCTTGTACCCATGGCGGACTTCTTCAAGACCCTGTTCGCGTTCACCCCGCTGGGGCAGGTTGCGAACAACTGGGGGCCGGTCAGTGCTGCTTTCGGGGACATCTTCTCGGCGATAAAAACGGTGGCCGGTGGCGTCATCGAGGTGTTGAAGTTCACCTTCAGCCTTACGCCCATGGGCGCGATCGTAGCCAATTGGGCACCGATCTCAGCATTCCTGGCGGGGCTTTGGCAAACCATCAAAACGGTCGCGGCGCCATTGGTAGCGTTTTTCCAGGAGTTGTTTTCCTGGACACCTATCGCTTTGATTGCTGCCAACTGGGGACCGTTGACGGGTTTGTTTTCGGCTATCTGGGGCTTGCTCCAGGCCTTGGCCGTCCCCGTGGCGGAGTTTCTGCGGGGGATTTTTGCGTGGACGCCCATCCCGCTGATCATTGCCAACTGGGGACCGATCACCGAGTTCTTCGCCAGTGTCTGGGATGGCATCAAGGCCTCGGCGATGATCATGTATGCCGCGCTCTATAAGATCTTCGAATGGACCCCGCTGCCTCAGATCATTAAGAACTGGGAGCCGATCACTGAGTGGTTCTCCACCTGGTGGCAGAAGCTCAAGGCGATCATCGAGCCGATCAAGGAGTTGCTAGGCGGAAGCGTTGGCGGCTTCATCACCAAGATCACTGGGAAAGTGGAAAGCCTGACCGAACACCAGCTCAAGACCAATGAGCAAGACAAGGGGGCCTTGGCCCCGGTGTTTTTCGGTGGTGGTGAGGAGCCCGGTCAGACATCGAGTGTGCTGCCAGGCAAATTGCCCAAGGTCGCATCTCTCGCACCAGGTGCTCTGCAACAGAACTCCAGCTTGCTGCTGCAACAGAGCGCGGCCAACAACCGCACGCAATTGCAGGGCGGGCTGACGGTGAGCTTCGAAAACGCCCCGGCGGGCCTGCGTACCAGCGCGCCGCAAATCAACCAACCCGGCGTGGCGCTGTCGTCGCGTGTCGGCTACCGCTCACTTTCGCTAGGAGGTTCCAATGAGCTGGCGTGATCGTTTGTTGCCGGCGTCGTTTCGTGGCGTCGGGTTCTGGGTCGACCAGGCGAAAACCCCGGTCGGCCATAAGGGCCAGTTGCACGAGTACCCGCAGCGTGACCTGCCGTTCTACGAGAGCCTGGGGCGGCAGGCGCGGACCCACGACCTGACGGCGTTCATCGTCGGCGCCGATTGCCTGGAGCAGCGCGACAAGCTGCTCAAGGCGCTGGAGGAGGGCAGTGGTGAACTGGTGCATCCGTGGCTGGGGCGCCTGCAGGTCAAGGTCGGCGAATGCGAGATGACCCAGAGCCGTCAAGACGGCGGCCTGGTGACTTTCACCCTGAAGTTCTACCCCGACCAGCCGTTGCAGTTCCCCAGCGCCACGGTCAACACCCGCCAGCTGTTGCTGGTGTCGGCCGACAGCCTTATCGGCTCGGCGGTGCGCCGCTTCGAGGAGGCCATGACCCTGGTCAAGGCCGCGCGCATCGGCATCGCCGATCTGCGCAACAGCCTCAAGGAGGTCTACCAGACCATCGAGCAGGAGCTCAAGCCGCTGATCGACACTTACCGCGACCTCAACCTGCTGGTGCGGGCGATCAAGGACCTGCCCAAGGAAGTGAGCGCCGAGTTCAAGGGCTTGCTGGGGGACATCAAGGACCTCAAGGACTATGCGCGCAACGGTTATCGCGGCGTGCTGGCCAACGTCTCGCAGCAGGTCGAGGCGGTGAAGAAGATCGACACGCCGAAACTCACCACCGGCAAGGACACCACCGCCGCCGCGCAAGCCATGGCGGACCTGGTGCAGGATGCCGTGCTGGTGCGGATCGCCCAGGCCGTGGCGTCGCTGCCGGTGGCGACCCCGGCGGTCAAGCTCAGCGGCACGCCGTCGCTGGCCAAGCAGGCGATCCAGCCGGTGACCCGTGCGGAAGTGCCGGTGGCCGATGAGGTGCTGGCGCTGCGCAACTCGATCAACGAGGCGATCTGGCAGGCGGCGGAAAAAGCCGACGCCCTGCACTACGAGGTGCTCAACGGCCTGCGCCAGCTGGTCTACGGCCACCTCACCGCGGTGGCTTCGTCCGGCGTGCGGCTGGTGGTCAAGAACCCGATGCAGAGCCTGCCGACGGTGGTGCTCGCCTATCGGCTGTTTGGCGATGCCACCCGGGCGGCCGAAGTGCAGCAGCGCAACGGCGTGGCCCATCCCGGTTTCCTGCCACCGACCAACGTCAAAGTGGCGGGGGAGTGAGCCATGAGCAACTTCGATAACCGGGTGCTGTTGACGGTGGACGGCCAGGATTACGGCGGCTGGAAAAGCGTCGAAATCAGCGCCGACCTGGAGCGGCAGTTTCGCACCTTCAAGCTCGACGTGACCTGGCAATGGCCGGGGCAGACCCTGGACCAGCGCATCCGTCCCGGCGCCAAGTGCCAGGTGCGCATCGGCGCCGACCTGTTGCTCAGCGGCCATGTGTTCAAGGCGCCGATCAGCTATGACGGTCGGCAGATCGGCCTGAGCATCGTGGGCAGCTCCCTGACCCAGGACCTGGTGGATTGCGCGGCGATCAACCAGCCCGGCCAATGGCGCGAGCAGAGCCTGCTGAAGATCGTCCAGGCCCTGGCCGCGTCCTATGGCGTCGGGGTGGTCAGCGAGATCGCCGAAACCACGCGGCTGAGCAGCCACAGCATCGTGCCCGGGGAAACCGTGTTCCAGTCCATCGACCGCCTGCTGACGTTGTTCCGGGTGTTCTCCACCGACGACGCCGAAGGCCGGGTGCTGTTGGCCCGGCCGGGCAGCGGCGGGCGCGCGGTGGATGTGCTGGAGCTGGGCAAGAATATCCTCTCGGCCAGCGCACCAATGGACTTCAGCCAGGTGTTTTCCGAGTACCGGGTGATTGGCCAGCACAAGGGCAACGACCAGAAAAGCGGCGCCGCGGTCAGCGAAGTGTCGGGCGTGGCCCGCGACAGCACGGCCAGGCGCAAGCGGGTCACGGTGATCAATGAGCCGGCGCAGTTGACCCAGGAACTGGCCCAGCAACGGGCCGACTGGGAAAGTGCCATTCGCACCGGCAAGGCCCTGACCAGCACCTACAAGGTGCAGGGCTGGCGCCAGAGCAACGGTGACCTGTGGCGCCACAACACCCTGGTGCGGGTGATCGACCCGGTGCTGGGTTTCGACCAGGACCTGCTGATTTCCAAGGTCACCTATTCGCTCTCCGAGCAGGGCTCGATCACCACCCTGCAGGTGGCACCGCCCCATACCTTCGACGCCAGCCCCGTGCCACCCAAAACCTGATGCCGCCCTATCCGCAGGAGTCGCTCCAGCGGAAAGCGCAGGCTTCGCCGCCAAGGACATTTCCATGAGCCTACTGACACGCCTGTTGGCGCGCGGCACCGTCGTGCTCGCCAACTCGGCCAACAAACTGCAATCGCTGCAAATGCGCCTGACCGCCGGCGAAGTGAACGACGACATGGAGCACTTCGAACCCTACGGCTTCACCAGCAATCCGCTGGCCGGCGCCGAAGGCATCGCCACCTTTCTCGGCGGCGACCGCTCCCATGCCGTCGTGCTGGTGGTCGCCGATCGCCGTTTTCGCCTCAAGGCCCTGGCCCCCGGCGAAGTGGCGATCTACACCGACGAAGGCGACAAGATTCATTTCAAGCGCGGGCGGATCATCGACATCGAGACCGCCACGCTCAATATCCGCGCCAGCAGCGCGGTGCACATCGACACCCCGACCCTGACCCAGACCGGCAAGATCGTCTCCCAGGGCGACCAGGTCGCTGGCGGCATCAGCCAGATCAAGCACGTGCATGGCGGCGTGCAGTCCGGTAGCGGGCAGACCGGCGCGCCGGCGGGAGGCCAATGATGTTTATCAGCCAAGACCTGCACCGCGCACTGACCCGTTCCGTGCTGATCAGCCTGTTCACCTGGCGCCGCGCGGCGGACGACGACCCGCTGGATGACGAGGAGCGCTTCGGCTGGTGGGGCGACAGTTTTCCCACCGTGGCCGACGACCGCATCGGCTCGCGGCTGTGGCTGCTGCGTCGGGTCAAGCTCACCCGCCAGACCCAGCTCGACGCCGAGTTCTATGCCCGCGAAGCCCTGCAATGGCTGATTGACGATGGCCATTGCAGCGCGGTCGAGATCATCAGCGAACGTCTCGACGACCAGCGCCTGAACCTGCGCACGACGCTGGTCCTGGCCAACGGTGAACGCCTGGACATCAACCCCGATAACAGTTGGCAGGTGACCTATGCCCTTTGATACCCCTTCGCTGCCGGTGCTGATCAAGCGCACCCAAAGCGACCTGGCCAGCGATGCGCTGCGCCAGTCCGATGCGCAAGTGCTGGCCCGCGCCCTCGGTGGTGCCGCCTATGGCCTCTACGGCTACCTGGACTGGATCGCCGATCAGATCCTGCCGGACAAGGCCGACGAGTCGACCCTGGAGCGCATCGCGGCGCTGCGCCTCAACCAGCCACGCAAGGCCGCCCAGGCGGCCAGCGGTTCGGTGAGCTTCAGCGCCGCCGCAGGCGCGGTGCTGGACGTCGATACCCTGCTGCAGGCCAGCGACGGCCGCACCTACAAAGTCACCGCCGCCCGCACCACCAGCGCCGGCAACAACAGCACCACCGTCCAGGCCCTCGACGCCGGCACCCTGGGCAATGCCGAGGCCGGCCTGGACCTGATCCCGGTGCAACCCATCCAGGGCATCGGCAACAGCTTCATCGTGCTCGCCCCCGGCCTGAGCGGCGGCGTCGCCGCGGAAAGCCTGGAATCGCTGCGCGCGCGGGTGATCCGCTCCTACCGCATCATCCCTCACGGCGGCTCGGCCCAGGACTATGAAACCTGGGCGCTGGAATGCCCGGGGATTACCCGCGCCTGGTGCCGTGGCAGCTATCTGGGGCCGGGCACCGTGGGGCTGTTCGTGATGCGCGACGACGATGCGCAACCTATCCCGAATGCCGAGCAACTGGCGGAGGTACAGGCCTACATCGAACCGCTGCGCCCGGTGACGGCCGAATTGCATGTGCTGGCGCCGCAGCAGTCGCCCGTGACCTACAGCCTGCGCTTGTCTCCGGACACCAGCGCGGTACGCGCGGCGGTCGAGGCCCAGTTGCGCGATCTGCACAACCGCGAGGCCGGCCTGGGTGACACCTTGCTGATCAGCCATATCCGCGAGGCCATCAGCAGTGCCGCCGGTGAGAACGATCACCGACTCAGCGCGCCGATCGCGGATGTCCCCGCTGCCAGTAACCAGTTGCTGACGTTCGGAGGTTGCGTATGGCAGGAGTAAGAACCGCCGCGCAGTACCAGAGCCAACTGCGCAGCCTGCTGCCCAGCGGCCCGGCCTGGGACCCGGAGCGGGTGCCAGAACTCGAGGAGGTGCTGGAAGGCGTCTCCCAGGAACTGGCCCGCCTCGACGCCCGTGCCGCCGACCTGCTCAACGAAATGGACCCCGCTGGCGCCAGCGAGCTGGTACCGGACTGGGAGCGGGTGATGAACCTGCCCGATCCCTGCCTGGGAGCGACCCCGCTGTTCGACGACCGCCGCCTGGCCGTGCGCCGGCGGCTGCTGGCTGTCGGCAGCCAGGCGCTCGCCTATTACGTCGAGATCGCCCGCAGCCAGGGTTATCCGAACGCCACCATCACCGAGCACGAAGCCCCGCGCATGGGCCGTGCACGGTTTGGCCAGGCGCATTTCGGCACCTGGCAGGCGCAATTCATGTGGACGCTCAACACCGGTGGACGCCTGCTCCTGGGCCGGCGTTTCAACGCCAGCTACTGGGGCGAACGTTTCGGCATGAACCCGGGCTCGGCCCTGGAATGCCAGATCCACCGCAGCGCACCGGCCCATACACGGGTGCACATCAATTATGACTAGGGGATAGACCGATGGATTATCCGAAAAGTGTGCCCAGTGCGGGGTTGGTCAATGGCAGGTTCGTCGATGAGAACCCGTTGACCGGCACCCCGGGTTCGCTGATTCCGGCGGACTGGGGCAATGGGGTGACCCAGGAGCTGCTAGCCGTGATCACGGCGGCTGACCTGACCCCCAGCGAGGCGAACCTGACGCAACTGCTGAGCGCGATCCGCAGCATCAGCCGCAAGAGCGCGGGGCTGGGCATTCAGCGCTTCACAGCCAATGGCAACTTCACCGTGCCGGAGGGGGTGACGAAGATCTGGCTGAGTGGGTGTGCCGGTGGTGGCGGTGGTGGCGCCTGTCCGGGAGGCACGAGTGCGACGTCTTCCGGTGGTGGCGGCGGCGGTGCCGGGCAGCCGGTTATCCGCTTTCCAGTCGCTGTTACGCCGGGGCAGGTCATTCCTGTGGTAATCGGGGCGGCCGGTGTGGGTGGCAATGGCGCGGTATTGGCGACCAGTGGGGGAAATACATGGGTCGGTACAGCCGGCTCCCTGCTGTCGCTGTCTGGCGGGAACGGAGCTGCCCCTGGGATCAATCTCTCCGGCTATGTCCCTGGTGCTCCGGGCGGACCGGGTTTTCCTGCGGGAGGTGATGCCACGGATGTTTCACCCAACACTGTCGCTGGCATTGGTGGTCCGGGGGCAAGTGGTCCGTATGGTGCGGGTGGGGGAATCTCCAGATCCGGCACAACTTCCGGGTACGCGGGCAAGCCCGCCTACGGCTATGGCGCAGGAGGCAGCGGCGCGGGCGGCTATTACATCGCCGGTGCCGGTCTTGCCCAGCCAGGTGGCAATGGGGCACCCGGCCTCATGCTGATCGAGTGGTGAAAACATGAGTAAACAAATTCTTTATTGCGTGACATCGGGAACAGTCATCGAGTGGCAAGACACTGAAGTACTGGCCTACGCGGCGACAACCGAGGGCAACAGTGTCCTGCAGGTGACGGCCGAGCAATGGAAGCAGAGGGAGGCATTGCACTACGTCTTCGATGGCGAACTGACCAAGGTCGGACAGCCACCGCCTTCGTGTGCCCACAGGTGGGACGGTGCTCAATGGACGCTCGATGCCGAGCAGGCGAAGCAGCTGGAGCAGGAGGAAGTCGCGCGGCTTTGTGCGCTGGTCGATTCTGCCGCCGACAAGGTTCGTCTCGTGATCGTTGGCGATCCGCTGCGGACCTTGGAGTACGAAAGAGCTGCCACGCAGGCACAGTCTTTCAAGGACGCCGGTTACCCACCCAAAGCTGTGCCGCTGTTCGTGAGTGCCTGGGCCGTCAAGGGGCGAACGGTCGAAGAGGCTGCCGAGGATATTCTGCGTAAATCCGCCGATTTCAATGACCGTTTGTTGACCCTGCGCACCTTGCGCTTGAAGGCCAAGGAAAAGATCAGGGCGCATCTTGCCAAGGGCAAGATAGAGCAGGCCAGGGCCGTAGCCGAGGGTGCAGTCCAGGCGATTCACAACTGCGTACAGTCTTGAACGTTAAACCTCTTCTAAGGGCTGTCCCTTTCTAACCTGGATCGGGCAGCCCTCCCGGACGCCCACGAATCCAGTGGGTGTTTTCATTTTCATTCAAGGATCCCGGTCTGACAGGACGGGAGGACAAGGGTATGGATTATCCAAAAAGTATCCCCAGCGTCGGGTTGGTCAATGGCTGGTTTGTCGACGAGAACCCGCTTCTCGGAACGCCGGGCTCCTTGATTCCCGCTGCCTGGGGCAACGGGGTGACGCAAGAAATCCTGAATGTCATCAAGGCTGCCGGCCTGGCGCCGGACGAAGCGAAAAACGACCAGTTGGTGCTGGCGATTGCCGCACTGGTCGACTTCACCAAACTGAAGAACACCCCAACCACCTTGAGCGGATATGGCATCACGGATGCCGGTGGGCGCCTGTTGGCGGTGAAGCAGTTCGACACCGTTGGTGTCACGGTTTATCGCCCCAACCCTAAGGCCAGGCGGATTCGGGTCCGCCTGGTAGGCGCGGGAGGCTCCGGTGCCGGTTGTCCGCCGGTAGCCGCCACTTATCAAAGCCTGGGTGGTGGCGGAGGGGCTGGCGCCTATGCGGAAAGCCTCTATGACGTGACCCCGGAAATGCTGGCGGGTGTCCCCGTCACATTGGGCGCCGGTGGGGCCGCTCGAACCGCCGCGGGAGCGGCGGGGGGCGCTGCATCGTTTGGCAGCTTCATGAGCGCCGCGGGGGGCGGGGGCGGCCAGATTCTGACCTTCGTGTCGAACACTCCGGGGTTTGTCCAGGGCGGCACGGGTGGTCAAGCCGTAACAGGTGGCAATCTGGCCAATGCCCGTGGGGCAACGGGTGGTTATGCCATGAGCAATCCCAACTGGGGACTGCTCTCCGGTTGGGGAGCCGCCAGTCCATTCGATGGCGGCGGGCCCTTCACCGGAGTGAATGGCAATGGCAATGCGGGGCTGCGAGGTTCAGGTGGCAGCGGCAGTTGCTCGAGCAATCCATCTGCTTCGTATGTGAGTGGCTCCGGCGGCAATGCCTTTTGTGAAATCTGGGAGTACGAATAATGGCCCTCTATGCACGAGTCGAAGACGACGTTGTCGTTGAGCTGATCGAGACCGGTGGCTTCATGATTTCCCAGCTGTTTGCCGCGGACTTTCTGAGTTCGATGGTCGCTGTACCTGAGGGCGTCGAGGTTGAGCTGGGGAAGCCGATCCACCTTCCCGAACAGGTTGTGCCGCTTTCCCCCCCGGTGGACGTGGCGGTGGCAGTGGCGCTTGTTCCCGAAGTGCGGGGCAAGGCGACTGACGAGGATGCTCTGGTTCAGGAGCGCAACTGGCGTCAATCGATGCTATCGACCAGCCAATGGCTGGTGACCCGCCATCGTGATGAACAGGAACTGGGGCGGGGTACGACGCTGACGGCGAAACAGTACCTGGAACTGCTTGAGTACCGCCAGGCCCTGCGCGATTGGCCCGTCTCCGGTCGCTTTCCCGAGATGATCGCCCGCCCACCGATTCCAGTGTGGTCAGTGAGTTTTTTTCATACAGCCGATTGATCGAATGCTGCGTTTATTTCAAATGGATCAGCACCGTATTTATCTGCATCGCGCTCATCAATAAAAACGTCCGCTTCAAGCGGGCGTTTTTTATGGGCGCGCAGTTGGCTGCCTCATGACCCCGGTCCGCAGGTGGGCCAACAGAATTTATTATCAGGAGTACGACATTGGATTATCCAAAGAGTGTGCCCAGTGTAGGGCTGGTGAATGGAAAGTTTGTTGATGAAGACCCACTGGCCGGCACGCCAGGTTCGCTTATTCCGGCAAGTTGGGGGAATAGCGTTACCCAAGAGATTCTCGGTGTAGTTCAGGCGGCGGGTATGACGCCGAATGAGGAGATCAATAATCAACTGCTTGGTGCATTACACAGCCCAACGCTTTTTCCTACACCACCTCGCTTTGATGTAAGTCGTTCGGTTGCTACTCCAGAGTTTGTACAGCGCGCACTTGGTAATTACTCCAATGCTCGAGGAATATCGGAAAGCACGCAACTGACCCTTGCCGATGTAGGTTGCTCGATTGGCCTCGGTGGGACCACCGGTTATACCGTCACACTGCCGGATGTTTCTACTGTTCCAAGTGGTGCGACGATCAGCTTGCATTGCCGTAGTAGTGCAGTGGTTACCATTGCCAGCAAGAGTGGGGCGCAAATCAGTCCACAAGGGAATTTTCTGAATTCCATTGTGATGAGTAGCGGTGAAAGCGCGAATCTGGTTCGGGAATCAGGTGTCTGGGCCCTTTATGGTACGGCCAGTCTTAAATACTCAGCGCTGTATGGGGCTCAGCTTTCGACAGCGGGTTATCAAAAATATCCGAGCGGTTTGATTGAACAATGGGTGTTAGGTGGGTCTGACGCCAATGGCGTTATGTCCCTGTCATTACCCATAAAGTTTCCCAATGCAATATTGGGAGGTATTGCTGACGAAGGCTATCCCGCAGGTTGGGGCGGTGCGAACGTTACGGTCTGGTCGTTTGATTTGAGTGCATCAAATACTTCAACCGCTGTTGCCCGTGTCAGATCGGTCGAAGTTGGGACCATCAGAGTTGCCGCGGGTATAACCGGGCGCATTGTTGTGTGGGGGCGATAGTCATGAAGATTTACTTTTATGCCAAGACCCTTGGTTTTGATGTGGTCGCATTTTCCAATGATTCTCCGCCAGAAGGTGCGGTTGAAATCAGCCAGGCGGAATATGCCGAACTTTTTGCTGGGCAGGGTGTGGGCAAGCTTATTGCGGCCAATGACAATGGCGCTCCTATTCTTGTGGACCCTCCTGGCCCATCGCCGGAGCTGTTGATTTCGATTGAGCGCGCCTGGCGCGACTCGGAGTTGCTCAAGACCGATGCGCTGGTCGCCAGGCATCGTGACGAGCTGGAGTCTCAAGCCTCCACCACCTTGTCCGATGCGGACTACAGCGCCCTGCAAGCCTACCGTTGTGATTTGCGCAGCTGGCCAAAGTCCCGAAAGTTTCCTGCCGTCACAGATCGTCCCGTGCTGAGAATGACTTCTGGCACTACGGGGGCGACGGTGAAAAGAAAGAGAGTGAGAAAGCCAGTGCAGGTGGCCGAGTCTGTTTGAGTTTGTCGGTTCTGTGTTGGGCTTTGCCGAACGCTGAAGTTTTTTATATTTAATTTGTATGAGGGCTAGACAGTGGACTACCCAAAGAGTGTACCTAGCGCCGGTTTGGTAAACGGAAAGTTTGTCGATGAAAATCCGATTGCTGGAACGCCAGGATCTCTGATTCCCGCGAGTTGGGGGAATGCGGTCACCCAAGAGATTGTTAATGCAATCGATGCGGCAGGAATTTCTCCTGTGGAGGATCAGAACAACCAACTGACGCTGGCCATCAAAGAGCTTGCCAAGCTGGATCCGTTGCAAGCATTTCCGGTTCAGGTCTATCGAAAGAATCATGTGATTAATGGAAACTTCGATATCTGGCAGCGTGGGCCTGCTAATCAGGGGACCAATATTGGAGGGTATGTTGCAGACCGGTTTCGTTGTGACTGGAATGGCAATGCTGGAGTCAATATTTCGCGTCAGAATTTTACTCTGGGGCAAACAGAAGTTCCCAATGAGCCGCGATTTTTTCTGCGTTGGCAGCAAGTCACGGCCGGTGCTGGGGCAAATACACATAAGATTTCACAGTATGTTGAATCTGTTAGAACCCTGGCCGGAAAGCTGGCAACCGTGACTTTCTGGGCGAAAGCCGATACAGAGAGAAATATCACGGTGACGGTGACCCAGTCTTTTGGTGGTGGTTCTGAGTCTGTGGTCACGACTGTGGGAGTGTTCAAGCTGACCACTACATGGGCGCGTTATACAGCGACCGTGAAAATCCCATCGATTGCCGGCAAAGTCCTGGGCGGCGCGGAGAGCGACTCTCTTAGGCTGGCTTTCGATCTGCCATTGAATGTCCTGCAAACAATCGATCTGGCGCAAATTCAACTTGAAGAGGGCGTGGTTTCAACGCCTTTTGAGTTTAGAACTCCCGCCGATGAATTGATACTGTGTCAACGTTATTACGAGAAAACACTCAGGCAGGACATTCAGCCAGGCGATACATCAAGTTCTATTGCTGGGGCTCTTATATCAATCGTCGTGGAGGGGCAGGCGGGCTCTCTTTCCCAACCCTTGGCACAGTGGTCTTTCAAGGTAGAAAAAAGAACGACTCCCAGTATTGCCCTGTACAGGACCTCCCAGAGCGGGACTGTTGGTCAGTGGCGCTCCGGGAGCGACGCGATTTCGTCTGGCAATGCGCGTCCCTATGCAATCTCTACACGAGGAGCCTGGGTGTGCAACTCGGATGTAGCAGTGGCACCTCAGGTTTATTACATCCATGCAACGGCAGATGCCGAACTATAGGGGGGAAACCATATGAGTTATCAACTGACCGCTAATGGGGTCTATCGCCTTGCCGATTCGGTTTTTATTCCAGAAGACTTGGCTAACCGCGATTGGGCAGCTTACTTGCAATGGCTGAACTATGGGGGGGAGCCCAAACCAATCACGATCAATGCTGAATCGGAGGGGGCTGAGCGTGTTTGGCGTGACTCGCAGCTTCTGCAAACTGATGGCCTTGTCGCGAGGCATCGTGATGAATTGGAGGCTGGGGGCGATACAACGATCTCAACTGCTGACTATGAGAGCTTACAAGCCTACCGCCGGGCTTTGCGTCGCTGGCCGGAGTCCTCAGATTTTCCTTCTGTGGTCGCAAGACCGTCTCTCAATATCAGTTTGATTTCTGCTCTTACTGTATCGACTGCAGAAGCTTCTGCGCGGAAAGCCGAGGCGATTGAAAGGGCCTGGCGCAGCAAGATGCTGGAGTCCACTCAGTGGCTGGTTATTCGCGATAACGAAGAAATGGACATGGGCGAAGGTACGACGCTGAGTGCCGAGCAGTTCAAGGAGTTGCTGGCCTATCGACAGGGATTGCGGGATTGGCCTTCGACCGCCGACTTTCCGAACGCCGAGTATCGGCCTGTCGAGCCAGGTTGGCTTGAACCTGTTCTGCAGGAGCATAAATGACCCTGTCTGTTCTGAGCGTCCTCGATACAGAGGAGATGGAGTGAAATGCCTGTCACCCTTGAAATGATTCAACGCATCATGCCCAACGCCCGCTCCCAAGCGGGCGTTTTTGTTTCTGCGCTTAACACCGCCATGGCGAACCGCTATATCAACACGCCCAAACGCATGGCCGCCTTCCTCGCACAGATCGGTCATGAGTCGGGGCAGTTGCGTTATGTGCGGGAGTTGGGCAATGACCAGTACCTGAGCAAATACGACACCGGCAGCCTGGCGGCTCGTCTGGGGAATACCCCGGAGGCCGATGGCGACGGCCAGAAATACCGGGGCCGTGGCCTGATCCAGGTCACCGGTCGCAACAACTACCGGCAATGCAGCCTTGGACTGTTCGGCGACGAGCGTTTGCTGGCATTGCCGGAATTGCTGGAACAGCCGCAGTGGGCCGCCGAGTCGGCCGCCTGGTTCTGGCAGCAGAACGGCCTTAACGAGCTGGCCGACCGCGACCAGTTCAACAGCATCACCCGGCGGATCAACGGCGGCTTGAACGGGCTGGAGGATCGTCTGCAGCTCTGGGCGCGGGCTCGGGAGGTGTTATGCCAGCCTTCGGCCTGATGCCTCTGTCTTACCGGGCAATGGCTGTCGTCGCGCTGCTGGCCGTGGTGGCCGGCGTTGCCGGGGCGCTGGCCTGGCAGGTCCAGGACTGGCGCTTTGGCCGGCAACTGGCGGAGCAGGCCAGGCTGCACGGTGAAGCGCTGAATCAGCTGAACCTGGCGGCCGCTGCCCGGCAGCGGGACGAGCAGGACAAACGCCTGGCCCTGGAGCAACAGCTGCAAGCCAGCGATCAAACCCATTACCGAGCCTTGAGCGATGCACAACGTGATCAAGGTCGCCTGCGCGACCGTCTTGCCACTGCTGATCTGCGCCTGTCAGTCCTCCTCGACGTCCATGACAGCGCCGCCGACTGCACAGTGCCTGCCACCCCCGCCACCGGCGGCCTGGTTCATGGAGCCCCGCGAGCCCGACTTGACCCGGCGCATGCTCAACGAATTGTCGGCATCACCGATGCCGGCGACCGGGGACTGATTGCCCTGCAGGCGTGTCAGGCCTATGTCAGGGCGCTGGACCGCTAA